GCACGGCTGGGACGGAAGTCGCTGTCGTTCTCAAAATCGGTGGAGCTGCATGACAAAGTCATCGGGCATTATCTGAACATAAAACACTATCAATAAGTTGGAGTCATTACCCCGCTTTCCTAACCAAATGATTGAACAAATTAACATCGCTCTTGAGCAAAAAGGGTCTGGGAATTTCTCAGCCTGGGTCATTGAAGCCTGCCGTCGGAGACTAACGTCAGAAAAGAGAGCATATACATCAATCCAGAGTGATGATGAATAAACATCCCGGTTTCTTCCACCATCGCACCGGAAAAGCGACTATGAGGGTAACCCTGCGTCTGTCAGCACAGTAAAACCCGGTGTGCATCGTTTTTGATTATTCCCGCACACTCACGCAGAAGGAATTCCCCGTCGGGCTACGGTCATGGTTAATGCGGGAATACGGCGACGATACAGCGCAGCTAAAAGGGTAATGGACAGAAAGAGCGGTTTATTTCATTCCACAGGATTCTGAGTGCCCCCCTCCTCCAATAGGCTGAGCATCCACCTATATAGTTTTAATTTTCATCAATCCATTTAACTATCGTTTAATTGTTGTCACATAGGATTCTGCCGTTTTTAACAATGCAGGATAATAAGATGAAAAAAATGTTGTTTTCTGCCGCTCTGGCAATGCTTATTACAGGATGTGCTCAACAGACGTTTACTGTTGGAAACAAACCGACAGCAGTAACACCAAAGGAAACCATCACCCATCACTTCTTCGTTTCGGGAATTGGACAGGAGAAAACTGTTGATGCAGCCAAAATTTGTGGCGGCGCAGAAAATGTTGTTAAAACAGAAACCCAGCAAACATTCGTAAATGGATTGCTCGGTTTTATTACTTTAGGCATTTATACTCCGCTGGAAGCGCGTGTGTATTGCTCACAATAATTGCATGAGTTGCCCATCGATATGGGCAGCTCTATCTGCACTGCTCATTAATATACTTCTGGGTTCCTTCCAGTTGTTTTTGCATAGTGATCAGCCTCTCTCTGAGGGTGAAATAATCCCGTTCAGCGGTGTCTGCCAGTCGGGGGGAGGCTGCATTATCCACGCCGGAGGCGGTGGTGGCTTCACGCACTGACTGACAGACTGCTTTGATGTGCAACCGACGACGACCAGCGGCAACATCATCACGCAGAGCATCATTTTCAGCTTTCGCATTAGCTAACTCCTTCGTGTATTTTTCATCCAGTGCAGCAACATCACGCTGGCGCATCTGCATGTCAGTAATTGCCGCGTTCGCCAGCTTCAGTTCTCTGGCATTTTTGTCGCGCTGGGCTTTGTAGGTAATGGCGTTATCACGGTAATGATTAACAGCCCATGACAGGCAGACGATGATGCAGATAACCAGAGCGGAGATAATCGCGGTTACTCTGTTCATTGCTGACCCCACAAACAGATTTCACGCTCAATCTCACGACGAGTCATGAGACCTTTCCATTGCTTACCGCCAGCATATGTCCAGCGACGTAGCTGATCACATGCGCCTTTGATATCGCCCTGGTTTATTTTGCGAAGAAGCGTCGATGTTCTGAAATTGCCAGCGCCCACGTTGTAAACGAACGAGTAAAGAGCGCCGCGCGTTGTTTCCGGTATATCAACTTTTATGTACGGGTTAATTTGTCTGGCGACCGTGGCAAGGTCTTTATTCAGGAGGGCTTTGCATTCTGCTTTGGTATACGTTTTACCGAGCATGATGTCTTTTCCTGTATGCCCGTGACATACAGTCCATACACCAACAATATCTTTGTATGGTATGTAGCTGACACCTTTCAGACCATCGTTACCACTTGGGCCAGTGATTAACACTGATGCTATAGCAATTGCTCCGCCACCAATAGCAGCAGCAACGGCTTTTCGTAATGATGGAGGCATTATTCACCTCTCGCAGCCTTGCGCTTATCTTCTTTAATCTTGAAATAAAGGTTTGTCAGGTACGTCAGCAGGCCAAATACCAGGCTACCCAGCACACCTATTGCTGCCCACTGTGAGGGCGTGACTTTATCGAGCAGCTGTAAAAACCAGTAACCGGCACTACCTGCTGAGGTGCCATAGGCGACACCCGTTGTTAACTTATCCATGGATTTCATAACCCCACCTCGCAGACAAAGCGGGTGTAAATTGAGGGAATACAACGTATCGCAAAAAAGCAGAAACGTAACAGACTCGGAGTCAGTGAATAACTCAGGTATTGAGTTATCAGCTAATATCGAGACTCAAAAAATGGAAAAACCAGCTCGACGGCGGGTTTAAGCTGTGTGACGAAGTAACCACTCTTAACAGCATAACCAATTTTTTACGTACGTAAACCACTGAATGATATTTATGAGAATGCTACCGAGTGTTCAAAACACCACCACAAATATATAAGAAAACCTCAACAAATAACCAATAAATAATTTCCGGCGTTATTTTTAGTTGATTTAAATTAAACCACCGAATTATAGAACCCCCATAAATAACAGCCATTAATATAAATTAGCTAATAGGTTTATTTTTGTTCAAATAAGAGCTATAAATAGGTTTCGATAGAAAAAGTTCAGATAAAAATAGAGATCTACTTCACAAATTAAATGAGAAACTAAAACTTACATCTTGAAATAATCACATTGATTAGATGAATATTTATCGCGCAGTGACATCATTTTTTAATAATAGTTCAAAAAAAAGGGCTCACGATGAAAAAATTAACAGTGGCAATTTCTGCTGTAGCTGCATCAGTACTGATGACGATGTCTGCTCAGGCAGCTGAAATTTATAATAAAGACAGTAACAAGCTGGATCTGTACGGGAAAGTTAATGCCAAGCACTACTTTTCCTCTAACGATGCAGATGATGGTGATACTACTTATGCCCGTCTTGGCTTCAAAGGTGAAACCCAAATCAACGATCAACTGACTGGTTTCGGTCAGTGGGAATATGAATTCAAAGGCAACCGCGCTGAATCTCAAGGTTCCTCCAAAGACAAAACCCGTCTTGCATTTGCAGGCCTGAAATTCGGTGACTACGGCTCAATCGATTACGGCCGTAACTACGGTGTAGCATACGACATCGGTGCGTGGACTGACGTTCTGCCAGAATTCGGTGGCGATACCTGGACCCAAACAGATGTGTTCATGACTGGTCGCACCACTGGTGTTGCAACCTATCGTAACAACGACTTCTTTGGTCTGGTCGATGGCCTGAACTTTGCTGCTCAGTATCAGGGTAAAAATGACCGCACTGACGTAACTGAAGCCAATGGTGATGGTTTCGGTTTCTCCACTACTTATGAGTATGAAGGATTCGGCGTGGGTGCAACCTATGCTAAATCAGATCGCACTGACGGTCAGGTCGCCTATGGTAAGAGCAAATTCAATGCCTCCGGCAAAAATGCGGAAGTATGGGCTGCAGGCCTGAAATATGATGCGAACAATATCTATCTGGCTACCACATATTCTGAAACTCAGAATATGACCGTTTTTGGTAATAACCATATTGCAAACAAAGCACAAAACTTTGAAGCAGTAGCACAATATCAGTTTGACTTCGGTCTGCGACCATCTGTTGCTTACCTTCAGTCAAAAGGTAAAGACCTTGGTGTTCATGGTGACCGAGACTTAGTCAAGTATGTCGATGTCGGTGCTACTTACTACTTTAATAAAAACATGTCCACTTTTGTTGATTACAAAATCAACTTAATTGACGATAGTAAGTTTACCAAAACAGCTGGTATTGATACCGACGACATCGTCGCTGTAGGTCTGGTGTATCAGTTCTAATCTGATTACGAAAAAGATATGTTGCGGGAGGCTTTGCCTCCCCAACATATAAGTGGCTCCCTCAAGCCACTTCCTTTAGAAGCACAACCTTGCTTCTAACTATATAAACCTTCTGTTATATATTACCCTTTATTTTTGGGGGCGTCTCAACGCCCCATTTTTAATAATTTTTAGTAAACAATTGGCATATTAATTAGAGTTATTAACAACGATATCCATCTCTAACCGGATATCTAATGCCATTAACATCCCTTCAATTATGCCCTCAGCCTTCTGTAACCTTTTCCCGATATAACCATCAGAGCAGCAATGCTTACCTGCCAGTGACATGAATGTCATACCGACTACATAATAATCTACTAATAAATCGTGCAAATCGCTGTTGTTCTTTTTCAGACGGGCCATGCACCCGCAAATGATCATCGCGTCATCGTCACAACATTGCGGGCGAGATTTTACTTTTGAAGTAATTAATCCCTTAAAACCGGCGGCAATGGACGACCAGGTCACATCTTCATGATTATTAGCCGCCCACGCTCCCCAACGCTCAAGAACCATCTGAATATCACGCATCAACTTACTCCACAAAAATCAGACCAGAACGCCAATTACAAGCAAAAATCAATAAAACAGTATTAGTTGATTGTTATCTCTGACTTCATACTCCTGCTCCTGTCAGGGTTTTGGCGTAATTCCTCAGTATTCGGTAATCGGTCAAAACAGAACTGGGGAAACGATATAAGCGCAGGCGCATCCAGCGGTGGCGAAGAAGTTCTGCCATATTAAACTCAAACATCATTCATTCCCCATTTCGGTGATGGTCAGTTCCAGCCTCCCACCTTTGGTAACAGGCATCTTCACAACGCGGTAATCAACGACCTGAGCATCATCCAGCCAGAAACCTGCTTTAGTGAGTGCGTCAAAAGCGGCTTTTTGCAGATTATCCAGGTCACGGCGACGGCGATCCGGCATGTGGCACTCAATGCGGATTTTCACAGGGATAGCCAGGCCGATATCCAGCATTGCGTTTTTAATGATTCTGGCGACGTTATCGCGGTATGCCTGCCCCTCTGCGCTGACGTGCGTGCGCCCGCGATTATGGCGGTAATAGCGATTATTGCTCGGAGGCCAGGGTAATGTGATACTGTAGGTATTCACGCCTTAATAATCCCCTCTTTCAGCCACATAACCTGTGTTTTCGCCATACCTTCCAACTGAGGTGTAAAAATGTTCAGAATCATTTTGCCTAACACCTGGTACGTCGACCACCACGGCACTCCCTGCAAAATCCTGCGTTCTACCCACAACAAAGTTCACTACATCCGAAAAGGCAGAACATGTATCGCCAGCATGTTCCGCTTTAATCATGACTTTGAACCTGTGAATAAAGCTGATGCAGATCGGATAGCAGAAGAGATCGAAACGGCAGAACACATTAAGAAGTTACGTGACATGCGTTCAAAAAGCAGAGGTAACCATGGAATCATACAGCCTCACACTCGATGAGGCCTGTCAGTTTCTTAAGATATCCAGACCAACCGCCACCAACTGGATACGAACAGGCCGCCTACAGGCAACACGTAAAGATCCAACCAAGCCAAAATCTCCTTACCTCACAACACGGCAAGCCTGCATTGCGGCGCTTCAGTCTCCGCTGCATACTGTCCAGGTGAGCGCGGGTGATGGCATAACAGAGGAAAGAAAATGTCACTCTTCCGCAGAAATGAAATATGGTATGCCTCGTATTCGCTCCCGGGCGGGAAACGAATTAAGGAATCTCTTGGCACAAAGGACAAGCGGCAAGCTCAGGAGTTGCACGACAAGCGAAAAGCAGAACTCTGGCGAGTAGAAAAGCTAGGGGATTTACCTGATGTCACTTTTGAAGAGGCCTGCCTAAGATGGCTTGAGGAAAAAGCTGATAAAAAATCTCTCGATTCAGATAAAAGCCGGATTGAGTTCTGGCTTGAACATTTTGAGGGTATAAGGCTTAAAGATATCTCGGAGGCAAAGATTTACTCTGCTGTAAGCAGAATGCATAACAGAAAGACGAAAGAAATATGGAAACAGAAAGTTCAGGCCGCCATCAGGAAAGGTAAAGAACCGCCTGTTTATGAACCAAAGCCAGTATCAACTCAGACAAAGGCAAAGCATCTTGCCATGATAAAGGCCATTCTCCGTGCTGCAGAACGCGACTGGAAGTGGCTGGAAAAAGCGCCTGTCATCAAGATACCAGCGGTCAGAAACAAGCGAGTCAGATGGCTGGAAAAGGAGGAAGCAAAACGCCTTATTGATGAGTGCCCCGAACCACTGAAATCTGTCGTCAAGTTTGCGCTGGCAACTGGTCTGAGAAAGTCGAACATCATAAATCTGGAATGGCAACAAATCGACATGCAGCGACGAGTTGCCTGGGTGAATCCAGAAGAGAGCAAATCAAACCGCGCCATTGGTGTGGCGCTGAACGATACCGCCTGTAAAGTGTTGCGTGATCAAATAGGCAAGCATCACAAATGGGTGTTTGTACATACCAAGGCGGCTAAGCGAGCAGATGGAACATCAACGCCTGCGGTCAGGAAGATGCGCATCGACAGCAAGACATCATGGCTATCAGCTTGTCGTCGTGCAGGAATTGAAGATTTCCGTTTCCATGACCTCAGACACACCTGGGCAAGCTGGCTGATTCAGTCAGGCGTCCCATTATGTCAGCGCCAATGATATAAGACAGTAATTCACCATTTGGATTGTCCGCTCCACCCAACATGTTGTTTCCTTAAGGTTCCTACACCACAAAGGGAACACTCATGCTGAGCAGAGAGGATTTTTACATGATAAAGCAAATGCGCCAGCAAGGTGCGTATATTGTTGATATTGCCACTCAGGTTGGTTGCTCTGAGCGGACCGTCAGACGGTACCTGAAATACCCGGAACCTCCGGCCAGAAAAACACGCCACAAAATGGCCAAACTCAAGCCGTTCATGGACTATATAGATATGCGTCTGGCTGAGAACGTCTGGAACGGCGAGGTCATCCTGGCGGAAATCAAAGCGATGGGTTA